CAATTCGTGATTTGACAACTGGGGTTGGAGGCGCATGGGGTGGGTGGGTGGGGAATACTAGGTGGGGGTGGTCGGGAACAGAGGAGGGCACCCCCGGTTTCGCCGCCCCGCCCCTCGCTTGGCCGAAGGCATCCCCTCGCTAAAAATGTGAGAATTTTTGACCTGGTATGGCTCTCCTACATACCCAGCACTGCATATGGCCCCGATCGCGCGGATCGCATATGGCTCTTGCCCCGCGCCCGCGCATGTGGTAGAGTGGGGGCGAAAGGAGGGCTCGGAGCATATGGGCCTCGAACTCGACATCGAAGAGTTGCATGATAGCGTGCTCGGGCTCGTTCGCCGAGGCAGGCCGAGTGCGCAGCTCAGCGTGAAGATCGTTCGCCCGATCCGGGTGAGCGACCTGGCTGCGCTTGCCTCGGGCCCGATTGAAGGCCCGCAGGTGAAGCGGCTCACGGACCGGCATCACGGGCTCGCGCGATTGCTCGCCGCAGGGGTTGCTCCGGGCGAGGCCGCCGCGATCATGAACTACGACAACGGCCGCGTCTCGATCCTCCAGAACGATCCGGCCTTCGTCGAACTCGTGAGCCTCTACCGCGGCCGAGTCGATGAGGCGTTTGTCTCGACGATGGACCAGCTTTCGGGCATGAACCGCGACGTCATCCTCGAGCTCCGCGAAAGGCTCGAGAATGACCCGAGCGCGTTCTCGAACGAAGAGCTGCGCCGGCTGATGGAGACGAGCCTCGACCGCACCGGCTACGGCCCGACGCACAAGCAAGAGACCACGGTGACGATTTCGCTTTCGGAGAAGCTCGACTTGGCCCGGAAGCGGGCGCTCGAGGCTCGGCGGGTTTCGGCCCAGATCATAGACGCGGAGGTTATTCCAGATGAGTGATCGTGCGGGCCGGCTCTTCGGCAGTAGTAAGAGAAAAGTCGGCGGTCCCAGCGTGGACCCCGGCACCGGCCGCACGGTCTCGTCCCGGAGCGCCGGCGTCGAGTCGATCCTCAGCGCCCAAACCCAGGGCCGAGTTCGGCGCCAGAACGACATGGACTACATCATGGGCGTGCGCAGCCGCGTGGCCAATTGGGAGCGGCAGAAATGAGTGAGCGGGCAAAACGGCTCTTTACTGTGCAGGGCCTAGACGGCGGCCAAAGCTACGTTCGGCGCAATCCGGGCGAGGGCGTGAGTAGCCAAGGCGGCGATCAGGCTATGCGCACTATGGCTAAGGCAGTGCGTCAGGGCATTATGACCCAGGCACAGCGAGCAAAGGGAGCTAAAATGGTCGGGCGGGCTGAAGGGGCGACGTTCGCTCGATGACCCCTGACGAAGAGCTCATCTCGGCCCTCGGCGAGTTCGCCTACGACCCCTACGCCTTCGTCATGTGGGCGTTTCCTTGGGGCGAGCCCGGCGAACTTGCCGATGAAACCGGGCCTGATGAGTGGCAAACCGCCATCCTTACCTCGATCCGCGATCGCATCATCACAGCGGAGCAGGCGTTGCTCTACGCCGTCACCTCGGGCCACGGCGTCGGCAAATCTGCCCTCGTCGCTTGGCTTGTATGGTGGAGCTACTCTACCTTCCCCGGCACCCGAGGCGTCGTCACCGCCAACACTGAGAACCAGCTCAAGACCAAGACCTGGGTCGAGATCGCGAAGTGGCACCGGCTCTTCATCGCCAAGCACCTCTTCAAGTGCACCGCCACCGCCATCTTCTCGATCGACGAAGACGTGGCCCGTGAGTGGCGCATCGACATCGTTCCGTGGAGCGAGCGCAACACCGAAGCTTTCGCCGGCCTCCACAACGCGGGCAAGCGGATCATCGTTATCTTTGACGAGGGCTCTGCGATCCCAGACGTTATCTGGGAAGTGACCGAGGGCGCCACCACCGACCTCAACACCGAAATCCTGTGGTTCGTGTTCGGCAACCCAACTCGCGACAAAGGCCGCTTCCGCGAGTGCTTTGAGGGCGGCCGCTTCGCCCATCGCTGGCATCAGCTCAAGGTCGATTCTCGCTCGGTGAAGCGGACCAACAAGCGCCAGCTTCAGCAGTGGATCGACGATTATGGCCTCGACTCCGACTTCGTCCGCGTCCGAATCCTTGGCGAGTTTCCCCGAACCGATGCCATCAGCTTCATCGACCGAGAAGTTGCTCGAGAAGCTACTGTCCGAGTTCTGGACCACGATCCAAGCGGAAACCTTATCCTCGGAGTTGACGTTGCTCGCTTTGGCGATGACCTATCAGTCATCTGGCCCCGGCGCGGGCGAGATGCACGTACTATCCCTCCCGTCTTCTTCCAGGGCATCGACACGCAGCAGCTTGCGGCTATTGTCGTCCGAACCTACCATAGCCTCGGAGCCGCCGCAGCCTGCATCGACGGCGGAGGCGTTGGAGGAGGTGTGGTCGATGCTTGCCGAGCTGCTGGCATCCGGGTCTTTGAGGTTCAGTTTGGAGCCCGACCCGACAACTTCCACCCCTCCACAAAGTACATGAACAAGCGGGCTGAGATTTGGGGCGAGCTCCGCGACTGGCTCAAGACCGGCACCATTCCGCCTCGGGTTGCTGATCGCGACATCATCGAAGAGCTAACCGGCCCCGCCTACTCTATCTCGATTAAGGACATGATCCAGCTCGAGTCAAAGGATATGATGCGGCGCCGGGGCGTAGCTTCGCCCGACTTCGCCGACGCCCTCGCCTGCACATTCGCCTTTCCCTTCCTTGAGTCGGTTTCAGCTGCCCTCCCCGCGAGCCTGCCGACCGACTACAACCCGCACCTGGAGTCTAACCTCTATGCGTAGACCTCGTATGCCGCGAATCCCGGAGCCAGAGGCCCCGACCCCGCCGCCGCTCGTTCCTACAAGCGCTACCCCGATGGCGAGGGCGCAGAACCCCCGAGCCTTTGTTCCGCCGAACGTCCGCACCGGAACTCGTGGCGTCCTTGCCCCCGCCCCAACTCAGAAACGATCGCTCATTGGAGGCGGCAGTGTTTAAAATCCCCACCGAGTCCTTTCTGAAAAAGCGCGCCCTTGTCAATCAGCTGGAGACCGACTTCAGCCTTTGGCGACCGCACTTTCAGGAGATCGCGAGATACCTTTTGCCCCGGCGCTACATTTGGCTTACCACCTCGTGGGGCGCACTTGACGCCGCAGTTTCGTCGAGCCAGGGCGTCGTTACCGGCTCGAACAAAAACACTGCCGGGCTTCAGCAGAACAACTACATCCTCGACGCCACCGGCACAGTTGCGGCTCGAACTCTCGCGCATGGCCTAATGAACGGCATCACCTCGCCCGCCCGGCCCTGGTTCCGCCTCCGCATCGCGGGGCTTGGTGAGGACGAGGGGAATTATCCGCAGGAGTGGCAGGTCTGGCTCGAAGAAGTCGTGCGCCGGATGCACATTGTCTTTGCCGAGTCCAACTTCTACAACGCGCTCGGCGTTCTCTACCTCGAGCTCGTCGGTTTTGGCACAGCCGCGATGCTCATCTACGACGACTTCGAGGAGATCATTCGCTGCTACAACAGCCCGGTGGGCGAGTTCCGCCTGATCCAGGACTCGCGCAAGATGGTCGTGGGCATGGCGCGCACCATGAACCTGACCGTGGCGCAGATGGTCGAAGAGTTCGGCCTCGACAACGTCTCGCCCGAGACCAAGGTGGCGTATAAGCAGGGCGGGGCGCAGCTGCTGCAGACGGTCAACGTCACGCACCTAATCGAGAAGAACAACCAAGATGACCCTGCGGCGATCGCGCCCGCGTTCGAGTTCCGCGAAATGTATTGGGAGAACGGCCGGCAAACTGATGGCAAACTGCTCCGCCTGGCCGGCTACCGCGAAAAGCCAATGGTGGCGCCAAGGTGGGAGATTACCGGCAACGACACCTACGGCCATTCGCCGACGATGGATGCCCTGCCCGACATCAAGCAACTTCAGCTTGAGACGAAGATTAAGGCCCAGGCGATGGACAAGATGGTACGGCCTCCGATCGTGGCGGATGTCGCGCTGCAGTCTTCCCCGACCTCACTCCTGCCCGGCGGCATCGCCTTCGTTCCCTCCTCCTCGGCCATCGGCGCCAAGCCCATCTTCACCGTCAACCCGCCGCTCGGCGAGATGACCAATGACCTCATCAAGCTGCAGATCCGCATCAAAGAGATCTACTACAACAACCTCTTCCGCAACGTCAGCGATCTCGACACGGTGCGCAGCGCGGCCGAAATCTACGAGCGCAAGGGCGAGGACATGGTGCTGCTCGGCGCCGTGCTCGAGCGCTTCGAGAACGAGGCCCTCGATCCCGCCATCACCCGTACCTTCAACATCATGAAGCGCCGCGGGCTGCTCCCGCCTGAACCTCCGGGCCTTGAGATCGCCTCTCTCCAAGTCCAGTACGTCTCGATCCTCTTCGACGCCCAGCGCGCCGCAACTGTCGGCTCGATGGAGCGCTTCATGCAGATCATCGGGCAGCTTGCCGCCGCAGTCCCAGACGTGCTCGACATTCCCGACTATGACAGCCTGGTCCGCGAATACTCCTCCCGCCTCAACGTTCCGGCCAAAGTCATCAACTCTCGCGAGGCCGTCATCGCCAAGCGCCAGCAGCGGGAGCAACTTCTCGCGGCCCAGCAAGAGGCGCTTGTCGGCGAGCAGCTTACCTCGGCGGCGAAGAACCTCTCCCAGGCAGATGTCGGCGGCGGGCAAAACGCGCTTCAAGCCGTATTGGGAGGATAACGTATGGCTCTTGCAATGACTTTCGAGGTGTGCTACCATGTCGGCGGATGAACGTAAGGTTCGGAAACTCCAGCGGAGGCACATCGAGGAAGATCAACTCACGCGCGACAATGGGCTTAAACACCTCTTGTCCACGTATGAAGGTCGGCGGCTCTATTGGCTTATACTCGAAGATTGCGGAGTCTTCCGCAACCCCTTCACTGGCAACGCCCTCTCCACGGCGTTTAATGCCGGCGAGCAGAATGTAGGCCAAAAGCTTCTCGCCCACCTCATGAATACCTCGCCCCAAGTCTTCCCCGTTATGCAAAAGGAAAGTGCAGATGTCCACCGAAATCGAACCGCAGACGCCGCCAAGCTCGGATCCGAGTACGACACCTACGGAGCCGACGACCCCGACGACGTCTGAGCCCTCGCTCATTTCCCAGCCCCAGGAGCCGACGCCGTCCGCGTTCGGCCTTGAC